ATTATAGAAGTTGTTGAAGAAACTTTAGATAATGATATAACTAGAAATGGTAATGCTATAGATACTCAGATAATCGAAGCATCTACGGACGAGGGTACAATATACCCTTATGGTGGAGTACGAATAACAGCAAGGGTAATATATGAATTTACTAGAGGGAGTGCATAATGGCTAAAAATGTGACTATGAAAAAAGGCGAAAGTATTATAAAATGCGTTGAAGACCATATAGAACATTTTGAAAAAAATGGTTATAAGGTACATGACGAAAAGGCGGTTGTTAAAAAAGTCGAAAAACCTAAAGAAGAAAAGGAGTAAAAAATGGCTACACATCACGGAAAAGAAGGGGTTGTTCATGTTGGGGGTACTGCGGTCGGTAACGCAACAGGCTTCACTATAGATACAACACACGATGTTGTTGAGGATACAGCGTTAGGTAGTTCAATGAAATCATATTTAGTTGGCAGGGGTACATTCACCGCTTCCATAGATATGAACTTTGATGAAACTGATTCTGGTCAAACAACATTAGTACAAGGTGCGAGTGCTAGTTTTGAGTTCATGCCAGAAGGAAGTGCATCTGGAGATAGAAAGTTTTCTGGTACTGGAATTGTAACTGGAATGTCTGTTGGTGTTACCTTAGATGGCGTGACAACCAGAACTGTTTCTTTACAAGGTAATGGTGGGTTGACCATCGGAACAGTCTAAAATGTCAGATTCATCGATTGACTATTTTGATGGTATTCGTGACCATTTTAGTCAGCTAGACACACAGATTATTGAAGTTCCAGAGTGGGGTTTGACTGGCGATAAAGCTATTCATACCAAGCCTTTCAATATGCTTGAGAAACAAAAGATATTCAAGGGTGCTACGAATACTGATTTGCTTGTACTCATTGACGTTATCATTGAAAAAGCCTTAACGAAAGATGGCGATAAGATGTTTAACGCCAAGCACATTCTTGCCTTCAAAACAAAAGCTGACACAAATGTAATTGCAGACGTTGCCACAAAGATAATGGGAACAGGAAATGAAGATATTGAGGATTATAAAAAAAACTAAAGAATGACGCAGAGTTGCATAATATCTTTGGTTTAGCCGAAAAGCTACACAAGACAGTTTCCGAAATCTTGCAAATGTCAGTTGAAGAATTTAATATGTGGATTGCTTATTTTCAAATCCAACATGACGAAAGAGAACGAGAACAACGACTAGCAAAGGCAAGTAGATAAGTGGCAACAAAACAAGTAAATATAGACATTATAGCGAAGGATAAAACCCGACAAGCTATGCGGTCAGCTTCTTCTGGTCTTAACAATTTAAAAAAGTCTGTTTTTAGTCTACAAACTGCTCTCATAGGAATAGGCGGTACACTTGTCGCAAAAAGTTTTCTTGATACCGCAAGGGAAACGGAAAGGCTACAAGTACGATTTAAGTTTCTATTTGACGATGTTAGAGAGGGTGAAAAAGCCTTTAGAGGTCTGACAGAATTTGCAAGCAAAGTTCCTTTTAGCCTAGAAGAAATACAACGAGGAGCAGGAAGTTTGGCGGTCGTTTCTCAAAGTGCAGAAGAAATGAATAGACTACTGGCTATTACTGGTGATTTAGCGGTTGCATCTGGCTTAGACTTTCAAACAACATCCGAACAATTACAAAGAGTATTCTCAAGTGGTATTGCATCAGCAGAACTTTTTAGGGAAAGAGGTGTTAGTCAAATGCTTGGGTTTGAAGCAGGTGTTTCGGTAAATGCTGAAAAGTCAAAGCAACACATAATAGATATTTTTGAAGAGGGTAGTAAATCATTTGTTGGTGGGAGTCAAGTAATGGCAGACACCTTTGATGGTGTTATTTCTATGATTGGCGATAAAGTAAGGCTTTTTAAACAAGATGTAATGGATGCAGGGCCATTTGAAGCGTTAAAAGCGTCAGCACAACTTTTAGATAACGCATTAGTCAAAAACTTTGGAAGTATAGAAAAATCAGCCGAAGCTATAGGGGAAGCAGTAGTAACAGCAACAATGAAAACTATTTTGTTTGGTGCAAGTGTCATTGATGCTTTTAGACCCACATTCGCTTTCATAGGGGGTTCAATTGTTAACTTAGTTAATTCAGTTAGAAGTTTACCTTCACCTATTCCAGAAATAGGTTTGCTTGGCTTTTTAATGCTTGGAACAAAAGGTAAATTAGCGGTTACTGGAATAGCGATGGCAAAAAAAGAACTTGATGAACTACCAAAAACGCTAAACCCTTCCCTTGCATTGAGTTTAAGGCTTGGAGAAATAATGGCAGGTTTAGCAGGTATTGAAATGTCAACGTCTACAAAAGACTTAAATGAAGCAATGAAAAAAACAGCAGAAACGGCAGGTTCTACGTTAGTTCCACCTTTTGAAGAATTTAACGGACATTTAAATAACTCAATTGAAAGTGGGGGTGATTTAGAAAAAAAATTAGCAGAAATCTTTAAAAAAATTAACGAGCAAAGAGAAGCAACGAAAAAACTAAAAGAAGAAGAAACACTTAGAGCTTCAGCAGTTGAAGCAGTTCAAACAGCTCTAGCAATTTCGCATGAAAAAACAACAAAGGCAATCGGAGATGAAACGAAAGCAGTTATGACACTTGCACAAGCTAGAGAGGGAGCTATGAAAGCTGTTCAAGATGCTTTATCAGCTTCAGCACTACCATCTATCGACACAGGGTTATTCTCAAACTTTTCTAAGGGTTTCAAAGAGGTTGCGGATTCACAAAAACAAATGTTTACACAAATGAGGGAAATGGGTGCATCAACATTTGATAAACTTAAAACATCACTCACCGATTTTGTAATGACAGGTAAACTAAGTTTCGCTGATTTAGGAACTTTTGTAGTTCGGTCAATGGTCGATATGCTCATAGGTGAAGCGATAAAGAACGCCTTGAAAGGGTCTATGGCTATGTTCAAAGCAGATTCAATTAAGAAAGCCTTTATTAGCTTATACGAGGGTGCAATGAAAACTTTTGCTTCTATACCCTTCCCATTCAATATAGGTGCAGTTGGGGGTGCTTTAGCTTTTGGTGCAGGTCTAATAAATAAGATAAAAGGGTTTGAAAAAGGTGGTAGACCGCCAGTTGGACAACCAAGTATCGTAGGTGAAAAAGGTGCAGAACTCTTTGTGCCAGACCAAGCAGGTACAATAGTACCAAACGACAAACTAGGCATGGGGAAACAAGTCACAGTAAATTTCAATATTAATACAGTAGACGCTAGAGGGTTCAACGAATTATTAGTAAATAGCAGGGGTGTAATAGTGAACCTTATTAATAGTGCTATGAACGAAAAGGGTAAGATGGCGGTCGTATGAGTGGAGCTTTACCAAAAACAGATTTTACAGCTATCAATATCAAGAGCAATCAAAGGACTTTGTTTAGCGAAACAGATAGCGGAAAGACATTTAGAAGACAAGTGCAGGGTCAACGCTTTAGTTTTACTCTTTCATATCCTCCCATGACTAGAGCAGACTTTGCACCTGTGATGGCGTTTATAATGAAGCAGAGAAACAGAAAAGATAATTTTACAGTTACCTTCCCAAGCTATCTAAACGCACAGGGCAACGAAACAGGCACTTTGTTGGTTAATGGTGTTCATGCGGTTGCTGATACCACAATAGCTATAGATGGGTTCGGTGCTGATGGAGCAGGGCGATTAAAAGCAGGTGATTTTATAAAGTTTGCACACAGTAAGGTTTATATGGTTGTCGAAGATGCAACGTCATCTAGTAATGCGTCAACAGTCACAATAGAACCGCCTTTAAGAGAAGCTCTAGCCAATGATAGTGCGGTTACTTATGATTCAGTACCTTTTACAGTTCATCTAACGAGTGACGTTCAAGAGTTCGCAACAGGTCAGAACGACAAGGATGGAAACTTATTATTTAACTATGAGTTTGATGTAATAGAGAGTTTGTAAATGGCTAGAGGTCTAACAAGTGCAGTAAAAACAGAACTAGCCACAGGAAATATTGAACCAGTATTATTAATAGAGTTAGGTTTTGGAACGCCAGTATATCTAACAAATGCTAGTTTTGACATTGCATCAAGCGTTTCTGGAACATCAAGAACATACGCATCAAACGGACATTTTAGAGGTATAACAGGGATTAGCGAAACTAACGCACCTTCAAAAAATAGTCTTATTGTCAATCTTTCTGGTGTTGACCAAACCTATATATCAATAGCACTAAACGAAAACATCATTAACGATAACGTATTCATCTACAGGGGGTTTTTAGATGCAAACCTTGCACTCATAGCAGACCCATTTCTTTTGTTTTATGGAACAATAGATGAATATAAGATTACGGATACTACAAAATCAGCGAGTATCAATCTCACAGTTACATCACATTGGGGTAATTTTTCAAAACAAAGTGGGCGAACAACGTCAGACAACTCACAAAAAAGGTTTTTTAGTAGTGATAAAGGCATGGAATTTTCCGCTTTAACTGTAAGCGACATTAAATGGGGTCGAGTATGAGTAGCGTTCATTTGTATCAAGCAGAAAAGAAAGACGTTCAAAATGTCTATGATTTGCTAATTGAGTTCAAAGAATTTGATTTAAAAGATGCCAGATTACCAGACGTAGACAAAGACAAAGTAACAAATTGTATCAATGCAATATTAAAAAAAGGTAAGATAATACTGGCAAAAGATTTAGATACAAAGGAACTTATGGGGTTGTGTATGTTTCACAAATCAGAATATTGGTTCAGTAAAGACCAACTAATGAATATTCATGTTCTTTATATCCGACAAAAATATCGAAATTTTAAATTAGTAAAAACAATTATTGATTCGGTTAAAAACGTATCGGAAGGGTTGCCGATAGTCCTTTCTATAACGTCTGGATTGCATATAGACCCTGTATTTGAAAAGTTAGGATTTGAAAACATGGGTAGTAATTGGAGATTGCTATAAATGTGTGATTTTAGTTTTGTAGGCGATTTTATTGATGACGTTGGCGATTTTATCGGTGATGTAGTTGATGTTGTCGTAGATGTAGTTGAGGACGTTGTAGGGTGGCTAATACCGCAACCAGATATTCCAGAGTTCGGTGATGACTTTGCAGAACAGCAAGCACAGGGGATATTAGTCAATAAATTTAGGGCAAACGCTTCTATTCCTGTTGTATATGGTACAAGAAAAGTGGGTGGCAATGTTGTATTCTTAGAAACATCTGGTACAGACAATCAGTATCTTTATATGGCTTTGGTTCTAAGTGAAGGGGAAATAAACAGCGTAGAAACGTTATTTGTAAACGAAAATCAAGTAACTCTTAGCGGAGCATTGACCGATGGCACACAAAGAACAGTAGCTAGTTCAGATTCTAATTTCTATGCAGATGCTAGTTTAATCACAGTAGAAGCAAATTTAGGAACTGATTCACAATCAGCATCAACCCTTTTATCTACACTTACGTCATGGACTTCAAACCACAGATTGCGAGGGTTAGCGTATTTGGCTCTTAGATTTGAATGGAACGCTGATAAATTTGGTTCATTACCTAAAGTGCAAGCGATTATAAAGGGTCGTAAAGTCTATAATCCTAACCTTGATGGAACAGTCACAGGCGGTAGCGGTAGCCATAGAGCAGACACAAGTTCAACATGGGAATATTCCGACAACCCTATATTACAGCTATTAGACTATCTCAGAAACGATAGGTTTGGAATGGGGATAACAAACAGCTATTTCGATTCTAATTTTGCGGATTGGCAGACCGCCACAGATGTTTGTGATACAAATATCACCCCTTTTAGCGGTGCAAGCCAGATAGACTTAATGGATAGCCACGCAGTAGTTGATACGTCAGTAAAAGCTATAAATAATGTGAAAAACTTTGTTAGGGGGTCTAGGTCGTTTCTAAACTTTTCTGGCGGTAAATATAATATATTGGTCGAAAGCACAGGGTCAGCATCAATAACACTTACAGAAGACAACATAATAGGCGGTATAACAGTTCAGAGTAAAAACAAAAATTCACGATATAACAGGGTAATTGTGAACTTTATAAACCCAAGCAAGAACTATCAATCAGACACAGCACAGTTTCCACCAGTAGACGAAACAGGTTTAGCTTCCGCAGACCAACACGCAACCATGAAAACCGCTGATGGTGGTCTTTTACTAGAAGGCAGATTTGACTTTTCTATGTTTACAAGTCCATATCAAGCACAGGAAATGGCAGAAATAATATTAAGACGTTCACGAACTAGCCTTGATATATCACTAAAAGCGGATGCGACAG